ACCTAGTTCGCAAAAGCTTCTCCCACTTGTTTTCCTCCTCCTCTGTTGTATCAGTTTTGCTAGCAGCCACGTCAGAGTCCTTTGCTGCGACTTCCTCTGCTTCCACCTCCTCCAATCCGTCTTGTTCAGACCAATCCCAGGTCTGCTACCACACCAGAAGTTCAGCATGTGCACAAATTGTGACACCTGAGCATCCCAAATGAGAGTGACCTAATCAAGTATGATACACCTACCAACAAGCATCCCAACTGAGAGTGACCTGATCATGGATGATACCACACCTACCCACTATGCAAGCACAGGAAATATGCAACTCTCCTAATCCTTTTGGTCACAAGAGTAAGGAGACTGCCCACCTTGAGAGAACCTAACCAGTCATTCTCAGGCTCACCCTCCACCACATCCAAATTACTGGTGCCAAGTTCTGATCTGTCTAAGAGACGAGACACAGCTGCATCATCCCAGACAATTTTGGGTCTCTCCTTCTTATGGGACTTATCTTCATCTCCATCTTCCAAAACCACAGGTTTCTTCAGTTGATCCTTGCTCTCTGTGCCGTGAGCAGATCTGGTGGTGTCAGTAGGGCTCGAGAACCCACCTTTTTTCTCTGGCTTAGATTCTGCATTGACACCATTATCAGTGTCTAATTTTCCTGGGTAGGATTGGGGCTCTTCAGGTTGAGGTGAACCCCCTCCGTCTTTGTGGAAAAGCTCTTCAGTTCCCCAACGTATAATATCTTCAATCTCTTTCTGGGAGCCAGACTTGCTTGCAAACAAGTGGTCCAGCATTAGCTTTTTCTTTGCAAGCTGTAAGATCCGTTCCTCCACACTTGCACGCACAACCATCCTGTAAACCAAGAGGGTCTTTGACTGGCCAATGCGGTGAGCACGATTCATAGCTTGAATGTCAGCATGCGGGTTGAAGTCTGAATCATAAATGATCACAGTATCAGCAGTTGCAAGATTAATGCCAAGCCCACATGATCGTGTGGACAGAAGAAAAACAAAACGCGAAGGGTCCTGATTAAACCGCATAATTGCTGCCTGGCGCTCTGCAACAGGAACTGATCCATCCACCCGCTCAAAGCTTTCTTGTCCAAATTGGAAGGTCAAGTAATCCTCTAGAATATCAAGAAGCTTAGTCATTTGCGAGAATATCAGAACACGATGACCAGCTTTCTTAAGGATCTGCAGCATGGAGTGAAGAAGGGTCAGTTTTGCAGATGCCTTGATGCGCATATCTTGAAGAAATTTGGAACTACCTCCCTCAGGCTCCGAACCTGCAAGGAGGTAGGGGTGGTTACAAACTTTTCGTAATTGCATCATTATGTTAAGCATCGATTGCTGCTGTCCCCCAGCTTTGCCTCCAGAAACCTGCCGCAGGAGCTGATAGTTTTTGGTTAGTAGAGCACGATAGTACTCTGCCTGCACAGAGGTCAGCTCAACTGGGACGACCCGCTCCACCTTAGGGGGTATATTCTGCATTGCATCTTTTTTTAACCGTCGTAGCATATGGGGAGCCACTAGCTTCTTCAACTCCTCAACCTGATCAGCAGTACTCAACAACTTGAATGTATCTTGGAAAGCAGCAAGAGAGGGAAATGTGTCAGGCTGTAAGAAATTGAGAAGATTGTACATTTCACCAAGGTTGTTCTGCAGCGGTGTACCCGTCAACAACACCCGATGTCCAAAGGAGTAAGTGTTCAGAAGATTGAAGAGCTTGCTTTCTGAATTCTTCAGTCGGTGTCCCTCATCCACTATAAGTGTTTCCCACTGCACTGCTCGAAGTTGGCTAGAGTCGGCAATAACCATCTCGTAGCTGGTGAGCATCACATTGAATTTGAATGCTTGGGTGTCTGATCGCTTGGCATCTTGTCCTGCAGGAGGGCTTGCATACCACTCATACTCCCGGATCACAGCTCGTGCTTTTGCACTCCCATGGTACTCAATGACATTTAAAGAAGGAGCCCAGAGAGAGAACTCAGCAAGCCAGTTGGGCATGGTAGAAAGTGGAACAAGGACCAAGCATGGAGCCCTGGTGCCAAATTCATGGTGCAGTGATGACAGGAATGCACATGCTGAAATGGTCTTCCCCAAACCCATCTCATCAGCTAGAATCACATTCTTCTGGCGATGCCAGCTCTTTCGCAGCCAGTTTAAGGCCTCCATTTGATGAGGGAAAAGGGAGCCCCCCTTTAACCATTCAGGTTGCTCTACTAAAGGTTCTATCTCTGAAGGTCGACAGCTTCCTGCAGACATCCTGTCTGCTTTTGCATATGCCTCTTTTTCATACCGATCAAATACAGCAAGAAGCTCTTGATTGTTTGCAATTATAGGATCACTAACTGGCTCCCATGTGCACTCATCATATGGCAAGCCTTGCCACTTGACCAACACTTCAGTTGACCCTGACTTCAGTGTCTGTTGGGCCAGGATCCGCATGGGCAATAACCATTGATCCTGCATAATAACCAATGGCATTGTCCCATACTTGGATTTATAGTTTTCTAGCTTCCTCTTGGCCACCAGTCGCAACCTGGAGTCACTGACCCAACTATTATGAATGTGTGATCTACCTACCCACTTCACCAGAAACTCAAATTCCAACTCTCGTTCTGTGGATTTGCCAGTGGGAAAGGTCCCACCACTAACTTCTTTTGTGTCAGTTCTAACCCCTTCTGATTCCAAATTTGCTTCCACCACTCTGTCTTTTCCTTGGTTGTCACTAGAACTACACATCATGGCTTGCCAAACCTCCTTTGTGCCTTCCTTGGCCTTAGAGATGTCTCCATTGCTCTTTTCTGTCATGTCTGATGACATTTGTAGCACATCTGTATTAGTATTCACATCCCCAATTTCAATAACCAGTGATGTGCTGCCTTCACAGGCTTCTCTCAATCCTCCTGGACCAGAAGCAAGTAAAGGTTTAACGGGGCAACTGTTCATCTTTGTAGCAGACCCAATGGAGATTCTATCCCTGCAATCTTCATTTTCAGTTTGAGCTTTATGGGTGTTTTGCCCTTGATCCCCCCCACTCTGCAAATTTGCTGAAGGTTGTTGGTCTTGCAACATCTCAGCGCCTATGCCAGCTGTCATTTCAGAGTCAATGTCCATTGGTTCACCTCCTAGTTGATTCTCCAATGTGTATGGCCAAGGTTCTGCAGCTGAAGTTGCCCGAGGTCTTTTGACTATCATGAAACCAGCCGCTGTATCCTCAGCTGACCTTTCCATTGTCCCAGTGTCATCATCCACCAGAATCCCATTTCCAAGATCACCCACAGCAAGCTTAACCTCCTCGGTTCTCTCAACTCTCTCACTCTTGACTTTCCTTTTAGTTGGAGAAGCTTTGAGTGAGTGCTTACCCATAACTCGGCATCCCAGAATACGTTCCACCTGTTTTCAGGATAGCAACACCATCTTGCCCATTAGGGTGAATTTTCGTGAGATGCAACTGTGATCCTACCAGTCACATCATAAAGTATACCCCACCACCAAAGCCAAAAAGGATGGAGAACAGCTTAAGACCTCAGAATGAAAAGAACTAGACCAATGTTGAAACCCTATACAATGCTGCTTCCCAGAAGATTACCACACTTGCCTCAAAAGAGACTTCGTCATGCAGCCATGGGTATCCATGCTTCTCATCCCTTGAAACACATTTCATGCAAAGCCGAAGACTCTTTGCTGGTCTCTGTAAAACAACCAAGAGACATGAACTTCCCAATCAGTAAAGGTAAACCTTTTCTGCCTCATTTCATCAGCACCAAAACCATCACTTGCATGGCTTGAAATACAAAGCTTTCTCCTTGGCTTAATATCTCAATCCAACCACATAGCACACAAATCTGTTCTTCAACAGACACCTTGGCCACCATTACACAACTCTATAAGACCAACCAGCCACTGACACCAACCAAATGCACAGATGAATCCAGGTTTTGCACATACCCCTGAAGCTTGGAAAAGACAGTTTTTACAGAAGACTCCAGAGCAACCAGTACAGTCAACCAGATTCTCATGCTCTCCACATGTATTGCATGTCCCCAACTGCCAATCCATAAAAGGGGAAAAAAGACATCTCAGTAAGTTTCATGATTACAAAATCTAATCAGAAAAGTGAATGAAACTAAAAGCCACAGCATCACTGTTTCTGTACATCAATTTAACACACCTGTTTCTCCTCTTGGGATGGTCGTGCAGATGGACAATCCCTAGCTTCTCCTCTCTCATCTTGGCAAACATGACATAGACCAGATCTACTTGAGGAGATAGCAGCCCCACAATCAGCACATTTAGGAAGTTGGTGTCCTCCCTTCACACTGTCATCCACTTTTGACCTCACACGTTTCTTCAACTGCAGCTTTGTATCCACCTCTTCCCTTAATCTCTTTGCTGATTTCTCTGACAATACTGATGGCAATCTGTGCTTCTCCTTGCTAGAGATCTGCTTCCAGTGACCAAATGGGCAATGCAAATAGAATGATTACCAAAAGTCCCAGACCCATATCATTGAATCATATCACTGTTATTGCAGAGAGAACTCAACATGTCAGGCAACCAAACAAATGCTTGTGATGGTATCTTTGAATAAGTGTAAACAGGTGTGTGCCTATATATCACTGAGCTGACTATGATACTATATGTAACAAGGATTACCCACCTTTTGACTGTGATGGTCCTCACCACCTTTCATACCCTTCTGTTGCTGTGAATTGGGGTTCAAGCTGACAGAAGATTTATGAGCCAAAGGTTGGTTGCGGCATTTGGGGCACACCCACTTGCCTGTGGGAGTGCGCTTCAAGAATGACAACACAAACCCCCACTCTATCAGCAGGGTCTGAAGAAACCAAACTTGGAACAAGATTGGAAGAGAACCAGCTGTTTCCAGGTACACATTCAACAGAAGTAGAGACTTTCCTACAAAGCCAACTTTCAACATGATGGCAGCAGCCCAAGGAAAGTTTTGACTTTCTCTAATACTCTCTCACTGATAAGGGTGTTGACACTTGGGAGCAGAAAAGATAGATGTAGCTACAGGAGTTGCAGGGAGTACCTTAAGAGGGGGTGTAAGGCAGTCCAGATGATACACACGGGGGCAATGGTCACAACAGAGCAGTTCACCACCAATGCCACACACCTCACAATCATAATAATACTGTGCACCCAGATGTCCCAAACCCAACATAAATGAACACTAAACACATCTGGAAGAACCAAATTATTGCCATCCATGTTCAGTAATTCACTCATTACCACTTTTCTCAGAGGCAAGACCACAATGGTCATACTGAAAACAGTGTGCAATACCACAAATAAGCTAGGATACTCTTAGCTGCTTCTTGCATGTGGATCTGTGGAAACAGGCTCTGTGGCTTACCCCATCATCACCTGTCTTCTTCTGTTTTCGTGATTCTTGCCGAGGAATCTTAACCCCATCCACACTTCTTGAATAATCCCTAGATAGTTTCTTGCCTGAACCTTGGCGACTAAACTTCATTTCACTGACCACCTTCCTGGATGTAGATTGAAGATGAGGTTTCCCTGATGCCACCTGTGTCCCTGTTGCAATCAAATTCACTCCTTCATTTCCAGCTTCTCCTGTGGTTGCCCTCTTCCGCTTGCGGCTGACCTCCCCTCCTCTATTTCTTAATCTCACCCTGAAGCTCCTGTGTATCCCATCTCTTTCTCTTTGTAGTAGATGCTTTTCTGCTCCTCTGAAACCTTCTTCGGATCCATGCGCAGTCTTGAACTTGATTTGCTCATGTTTTCCTAAAGAAGTTTCTGCGCTATGTTTGGTACGTTTATTGCCTACTTCATCAGCCTCCTTGACCATCCTTGAGTCAGCCTCAACACCCTCCCCATCACTTGACATAGCTGTTGATGATTGTTGTTCCACAGATGTATCTTGATCCTCTCGACGATTGTTGTTGACAATGATTGGGGATGCACCTTCTGCACATCGTCGCCGTCGTGCTTCTTCAACTATCTCCTTCAGTGCCCGTTCAAAACTTCCATCCTGCAACCGCTCTGGGAAAACCTGCAAACCAATGAGACCATTAACACAGATGCTGCTGCTTATTCATTTTGTAACAACATCCTGTGGTAGGAGAGAGAGAGAGTTTCAAGCATCCCATGTAAAAACTGAAACTCAGGTGGTTGCTAACCTGTTCATTGAAATCCTGCCGAAACTTCTTGTAAGAAGCCAAATTCTCTCTCTTCAGCCAGGCACTGCATAGAAAGTAACAAACCAACTTATAACTGCTACTTCCAATGTTCTCATCAACCTGACAACAGCCACTGTAATGTTCTTGTGCACTCATTCAAATTAAAACATACAGAATATTGGGTGGGGAAGAGGTGGCATGACATACAATGGTCGTTTGTCAACTGCTGGTGAGCCATAAAACTTAACACATGTCCATCCGATCAACCTCTTTCTGCAGGATAAATGGGTAGTGAAAAAATCAGGTCACTGAAACCACCCCAAACATTGTAACAGCTAAGACAGTAACAATGGGTCAACCCTTTCTTATATGTATATGATTTCAAGAACCTATCTTGCAAAAGGAATAGAACTTACTCGTACAAGTCATCAGGAAGCTCCTCGAGGTTCACCACCTGATGCACCAAACAAGGAGCACAAAGGTTGAGCACCAAGTTGTGCACTAGTTAATCCTGTCAGATCTTATTGGTTGTACAGTTGATAACCATAAGAAGCTATCAACATGAGTAAGGCATAAGAAGGGGGAAGAGGGGCACACCCGTGCAGGCCACCATGGGCAATTGTCCAGCTTTGCCCAGACAAGTGTCTGTGGAGGAAAAGCTCTGTTTCGTCTCTTTTTGCGAACAATGCGGCGTATCTCTTCTGCAGCAGTTGACCACTGATTTGCACCCCCCGCTTTCCGACCACTCCGCTGCTTCTTCATTGGGGTTGAGGCATCCAACTCCTCCTGCATGGCACTATCTCGTTCTGTGTCTTGTGCATCCAATCCTAAAGCATCTTCCAGATTCCTGCTTCCCAAATGAGCACAAACCAAATTGTGAGTGTAAGAACAACAAATTCAACACTTCACCCTTGGGACATTACAAACCTATATAACAGGACCACAATCAGCAAATTCTCATGAACATCAGATACAGGGTTTCAGTTGTGCACTTACAGTTGTGTCTGCAGGGACCCCTGTGTATCATTCTCTCCACTTGATCTCCGCAAGCGCGGTGGACCTATTCAGGCAGGGACCCCCAGTTGTAAAAAACACAGCAAGAATTCAAGCATAGTGGATCTACCTCATTCATATAAAAAATACACAGGGCCACATAGTCACAGATTTCTTTGACACTGAGTTGGTTGACAACTGAAAATGAGCTCAATCAAATGTCTACAGATTTCTTTGACACCGAGTTGGTTGACGACTGAAAATGAGCTCAATCGAACGTATACAGATTTCTTTGACACCGAGTTGGTTGACGACTGAAAATGAGCTCAATGGAATGTCTGAACCCACCACATTGGCCAGCAAGCTTGCGTTTAAGGTACTCGCTGTTGTTGGATGCAGTGGCCACACCAAACTTAACCTCATACTTTTTCTGACACACCCACATTTGCAAGAGCGTCTTTGATTGAAATAGAGTTCTTCATAGTACTTATCCTTGCCGACAACAGCTTCCCAAAAGTAATCATGCATGGAGCAAGGTCTGGCAGTCTAACTACACTACAAGCTGCAAGGATGTACATTCCTCATGCAGCTATCCTGTTCATGCAATTACAGAAATGGAAGTTCAAAGATAGCCAGTCTGAAACAACCTTAAATTGAATCCAATCTCCAAATGGCCAGTGTGTCAAGCAGAGAGAACATCTATTCTAAATGATTCAGCAAAGAGTGTCTAACAAGACAACCCTAACTGGTGGCAACAGTGGATCCAAGGACAGTAAGAGAAACCTGAAGAACAAAGCAGAGATCTTACCCGCAGCTCCTTCACAGACGTATGCTTGAATGCATAGACTGGGGAATGCAAGTCCATGCCCCTGGACATGTGCTCACTCATGTCTGAGCCACTACATTCTGTCTTCAACTCAATAGGTTCACCATTGCTCACCCCTGTTTCAAGAACAACTCCATTAGCAGGAGGTGTTTGGGGTGAGACTGGCAGCTTGATGCGCAATTGTACATGCGGAGGAGTCCCTGCTGAGTGGTCCAAATCAACACTCCCATTACCACCGCCATCACCGCCACCTAGATCAACCGATGCCATGACTTTCTCACTTTGCTTTTCAAGAGCCTCCATCTACATCATGCCAAAGCTGCTTGACCCCATTACCCTAATGTGAGAGCACTGTCATCCCAAGTACATGTTTCATGCTAGGGTATAGAACAAATCCTGAAGCGAACCCTCTCCTCTTCACTTGACACTCTTCCTCAGACAGGTGACACTTGCAGTTTCTGTACAAAAAAGAGTAATCACCACAAAAATAGCAGATTCATGCGAAGAAGATGGCAGGTTGTGACTGCATGCATCAAGGCTACCACATCTAAGTCTATTTGCATGGATTACAGTTGCTCAACCCTTTGCACAACAATCATCAACCAAGTGGAGGCTACTGCAGACATGTCTACCAACAACCCATTACATGAGTGAGATTGCTTTGCACCCCTCAAATTAGGTCACAAGTTTTCATCACCAAACAGCAGTGAAGAACTGGGGTAAAGGAGAACAAAACACAAGGCAACCCTATAGCTGCCAAGAATGAATGCACTCTCTCAAATCCTACAGCAGTTACACAAGGCTGGGGCACACTC